GCTCGCCCTTTCCGCAGGTTTCGGGGGCATCAGGAACGCCGTCGCGCACGCCCTCAACACCTCCTCAGGCTTGGCCGACGCGAACTACTCCCTCATCGCTCGTGACGCCGTCAGCCAGAGCGTCACGTTCAACCCTGAGGGGGCCTCAGCAGTCCTAGGCGACCTCTACCAGGGAGCGAGCGAGATAGGAGCGAAGGCCGCCTCGGACGCACTCGGGAGCAACGTGGCGCCGATTAACGAACTCCTCGCCAAGCGCGGCATAACGCTGAAGGGCATCTCGGACAGTTCCCTGAAGCGAATCTCAGACACCATCGCCCAAGGACTCCAGAACGGTGACGGGCACCGAGTCATCGCCGACGCGGTGAACCAGATAATCGCTGACCCGAAGCGCGCCGATGTCATTTCGATCACCGAGTCCAACCGTTCCTACAACGCGGAGTTCATCGGACAACTCCAAGCCGCCGGGGAGACACAGTTCGATTGGGTGAACGACGCCGACCCGTGCCCGGAGTGCGAAGCGGAACTCGGGTTGCACGACATCAACGATTCCGGGCCGCCACTTCATCCTAGTTGTAGATGCGTAGCGGTGATGGCGAACGGTGACACGGCTTCCTAGTGCAAGCGCGACTAATGACACGCTTGTAATCTTGGAACGTATGCGAAAGGACCGTAATGCCACCTGACACAAACGACATCCTCTACGCCTCTCTCGGGACAATGACCCACAAGCGCGGCGCGGATGGTTTTTTGTACGTCACCGGCAAGATGAGCGACGACACGCTGGACCTTGATAAGCAGATTGTGGACCCAGAGTGGCTGGATTCTGAGGCCCCTGACTGGTTCAAGATTGGCAACACGCGCGTAATGCACCAGCCGGTCGTAGGCGGCAAGGCGACCAAGTTAGTAAAGAATGGCACGGGTTGGGACGCAACGATCAAAGTCACTAACCCCCAAGCCGCGACCGACGTAGAAGAAGGGGCCTTGACCGGGCTCTCCATCGGTATCAAAGGCGCCCGTATCATCGAGGACGCTGACGCTCCAAACGGACGCATCGTGGGCGGGAAGATTGTTGAACTGTCTCTCGTAGACCGTCCAGCGAACCCGAGTTGTCACCTGACCCTCACGAAGATGGCCGGAGGCGCGTTGGAACTGTCTGATGGCGTCGAAATCATCAAGGCCGACGCCCCAGACTGCGAGACCTGTGACGGCACGGGCAAGATCAAAGACGGAAACGTGAAGTGTCCCGACTGCAACGGTACGGGTGACAAGTCCGTAGAACCCGACCTCGTGAAGAAGGACTTCTCCGACGCCGAGCGTAAGGCAATGGCGGAAAAGGGCGAAGCGATGCCCGGCGGTGGATTTCCTATCAACAGTGTCGGCAGTTTGAAGGACGCTGTCCAATCAATCGGACGCGCCAAAGACCCCACTGCTGCTAAGGCTCACATCAAGTCTCGAGCGGCTGCGCTGGGTAAGGACGACCTGATACCCGCCTCATGGAAGTCCGTTGAAGCCGACCTCACCAAGGCTAAGCCCGACGAGATGACTCACGACCCCGCTGACCTGGCGATGATTCGAACGGGCCTCGTCAACGTCCTGAAGGCGGAATTGGATGAACTCGCCTCTGGTTCAGACGACGAAGTCTGTGACCTCTACGAACTCCTCAATTCACTCTCCACCTTCCTTTGCTGGTGGGAGGGCGAAGCGCACGAGGACGAAACGACCCCCCCATTCCCCGAAGATTCAGGAGATGACACAATGGCCTACATCGGACTTGGCGTGAGCGCCGACCTCATCAAGAGCGCGACGGCTGACGACGCCTCCGACGAGGTGAAAGACGAGTTACGCACCGAAATCGTGAAGGCCCTCGGGCTGGAAGGAAAGATCGCTACAAAGGCGGAGTTTGAGGCACAGCAAGAGACCATCAAGGGTCTAGAGGCTGCGCTGAAGGACGTTCGCGAGATGGCGGCACCAGGGCAACCGGCCCTGAGAGCAACGTTGGACCAGCAGACGAAATCTGCCGAAGCCGACGAACTCGAAAGCAAAGCGGTCTCCTACCGGATGACCTCGATGCACAGTACCGACCCGGAAACAGCCCGACAGTACGCGGACGCAGCCGATGAGCTCGTGAAGCGTGCGAAGGACTTGCGTCCCCAAACCCTCTAAGGAAAAACAACATGACCGCAGACATTGAACTGCGCCCCAACGACCTCTTCGACGGCCCCGGCGCCGTTGACAAGTTCGAGGCGCTCAAAGAGAAGATGGTGAAGAAGGGCGTCCTGACCGACACCCTCGCCGCTCGAGGCGAAATCGGCTTCGAGAAGAAGGAAGGCACCGTCTTGAAGGGCGAAGCCGCTCGTAACGAGTTGCTCGTCAAGGCCGGGGTCACCCCGGACCTCATCAAGGAATGGACGACCTCCGCTCCTATCGCATCGACGGCCATCGCCACCGCTGCCCTCACGCCGTACGACTACGAACAGGAAGTTCTCTGGCTCGTGCCGAACGACACGCCCATTCGTAACACCGTGGCGCGTGAAAAGGGCGTCGGCGAAGGTACTGAGTACCGCCGTTTGACGGGTCTGTCGAACTCGCGCACCGCAGGCGCGGCCAACCTGTCCCCCTTCTTCGTCACGGAAGGAACGGCCAACGTCACGAACAACGTGAACTTGAACCGTGCCTCCATCATGGCCGAAGTCGGTGACAAGACCTGGAAGCCCTACGTCGAGATGGGTCTCCAGAGCCAAGTGTCGATGAAGTACCAGTTCGCCGCTCAGGGCTACGCGGACATCCGCGCCCTGTCGCACCTGTCACTTCTTCGCTCGGGCTGGTTCGCGGAAGAGAACGCGTTGCTGAACTCAACCTCAGTGGCGACCTCCATCGCTGGCCTTTCCGCTACGGCGGCAGCGTCAGGAACGAACACTGGTTCTGGTGCAGTGACTTCGGGGGCGGTTGTTTTCACGCTGTCCTCGGCGTGGGGTGAAAGCCAGTCGGTTTCGGCTGGCACGGTTACTCTCACCGCTGGTCAGGGCATCGCGCTCACCATCACGGGCACCATCCCCGCTGGTGTCACGGCGATCAACACCTACTACACGGCCTCAGGTCCGGTGTACTACAAGGGAACCACGGTTCTCACGAACGGCACCACGCCGACCACGTTCGCTGTCGTCGCGGCTTTGCCGTCCTCGAGCGCGGACAACGGTTCGTACCCGAACTACGTCTTTGGCGGCACGTTGATTTCCAACGCCTCGTCAGGGTCAGTCGTCGGTTACGACGGCATGATTTCCAACTTCTCGGGCGCCAACGCTGGGTACACGAAGTCGCTCAACGCGGCTTTGTCCACCACGTCGGTCTTTAGTGAGTTGGAGACGGCCTTTCAGACCTTGGCCCAGGGCAACGCGGCACGACCGGACAAGATCATCACGACCTACTCCATCCGTGGAGCGTTCTGGGACATGCTGAAGAACGGCAACTCGGGAGCGACCAACTTCCGCGCCAACTTCGCGTTGGGTCAGGACGGCACGATTGCCGGTGGCGCCGTGGCGTCCATTGTCAACCAGGCAACGGGTGACGTGATCGAGATTGTCGGCCACCGCTTCTCACCGGCGGGTACCATCGTCATCCACTCCACCAAAGTGCCGTGGGCTGACAGCAACGTCAACGCCACCATCAAGGTGAAGTCGGTTGTGGACAACATGGTGCTGGACTTCCCCCAGGTAGGTATGACCTACGACGCGCAGACGTACTTCTTCGGCACGGCGCTGTTCCAGGCTCCGGTCCTGTCGGGGACTCTGCTCAACGTCCTCAACTAAGGTTTCCTGGCCGGGGTGTCGTTTCCCCTTCACCCCGGCCAGGACTTACTCTCATGAAACTTCTCTCCCAAGCGCCCGGAATGCGCGAATTCACCGTGAACAACGGCAAGGTCATCAAACGCGACAAGGACTCGACCTTCAACGTCAACGACTCTCTCGGAAAATCGCTGGTGAAGTCGGGCGAGATGGTCGCCGTGGGCACCAATCTCCGCAGCGCACAGGGGTATCGCTGTGAAACCTGTGGTCATCTGGGAGTCTTCAAGGACCGTTGCAAATGTGGAGGAACTGACCTAAGACCGGAGGGCTAGTGAGTGAGATAGACATCGAGGAAGTGGAGAAGAAGTACGGCCATCTCTTCGTCGTCGCTCTTTGCCTCGCGGTCATAGCGGTGGTCGCCGGGTTCGGGTTCTTCTCGCACTCGTTCAACCAACGTCTCCTGAGCGACTTCTGGCCCGCAGACAAGTCCAGTGTCGCTCCCAACATCCTCGCCTCGATCATCATCTTCGTGGTCCTGACGCTCTGCGGGGCTTTGTTCTACCCACCCTTCAAAAAGGCACTGGACAGAGGCCTTTCGCGCCACACTGTCGCTATTGCTAAGCACGTCAGCGCCGAGAACGCGTCCATGCACGCCAAGCTCGACCACATCATCAAGCACCACCCCGACATACCACCAATGGCGAAAACGGGCCGTGACGCCAAAGGGAGATTCACCAAATGACCGTCATCTTCGCCCCGTTCATTGGTCAAGTCGGCAAGGTCGAGCCCTACATCTCACTGACTGAGTTCAAATTCTCCGCTACGGCGGCAGCGCTCGACTTCACGAACCTCGTCGCGACCGGGGGGCAATCAGCCCAGGACCGTGCGCTGCACGAACTGATAATCCGAGCATCGGGCAAGATCGACGCCCATATCTACGGCAAGTTCGGCACCTTGAACGCCACCTCCAACACGCAGAACGGACGCTACCGCACCGACAGGGACGGACGATTCAAGATTCACCCCGGCTTCACGCCGGTCATCGGAGTCTCGTCGTTCTCGTGGGGTGTGGTCCCGGGTTCTCTCTCAGCATTGGCG